ACAATTAGATCAATACTTAAAAGGTAGACTTGGTATGATTATAGATAGTACAGCAAGAGATTATTCATCTATACAAAGACAAGTTAGTCTGCTGAAAGTTATAGGATACGATTGTTATATGGTATTTGTTAACACAAGTTTAGAAGTTGCATTAGAAAGAAATTCTAAACGACCTAGAACTCTACCTGAATACATAGTAGAGAAAAGTTGGAAAGGTGTTCAAGCAAATATGGGTGCGTTTCAAAAAGTATTTGGGCATAGTAAAATGTTAATCGTAGATAACAATAGAGATGAAAAAGAATTAGTTACACAAACTTTAAATACTGCTTCAAAATTTATAAGAAGTAGATTAAGAACTAAACCAGAAAACGGAATTGCAATGTCTTGGATTAAAAGAGAGTTAGAGGCAAAGAAAAGAATATGAGATTTAAAGATTACTTAAAATTAGAGGCAGTTATAGATATACCTAGAAAAGGATATGCACCAGGTGTATTTGATAATGCTAATACAGATAGTCCTAAAATGAAAAGTAAGATTATCGGTCAGATAATGAAACAGTTTACAGAATTTAAAAAAGAATATCCTATATTAGATTATTCTTTGATAGGTTCTATCTTAACTAAAAGATATAGAGATGACGCTGACCTAGACATTAATGTTTTGTTTGATGTACCTAAAGAGAAACAAGAAGAAGAAAGAACTAGACTATCAAAACTATTCTTATCAACTAAAAACGCTGATAACATACAAGGTAAATTAATACCAGGTACAAACCACCCTATTAACTATTACTTTATAACAGATAAGGCAACCTATGACGATCAGAATAAAAAGGCAGACGCAGTATTTGATATAGGTAAAAACAAATTTATTAAACGACCTGAAGATTTTACATTTGATCCTAGTCTATATGTTTCTGACTTTAATAAAAAAGTACAAGAGATAGATGTAATCAAAGGCGAATTAAAAAGAGATATAATAGATTACAAAGAACTAAAAGGTTTAAGTGCTAATGATGTTTTAGATTTACAAGAAAAGATCAAAGATAAATTAGAAGAAATAGAAGACGACATAGAACTTATAATAAAAGTAGGTGATGACATAGACGCAGAAAGAAGAAAGGCGTTTGATACAGATATGTCACCTGAAGAAATAAGACAATACGGTATTAAGAATAGATTACCTAAGGCAGTTATCTATAAGATGTTAGAAAAATATCACTACATAACATTTTACAAATACTGTAAAAAAATATTAGATGATGGAGTAGTTACTGATAAAGAAATAGAAAATATGCCAGAGGCAGTTGCTACTAGAGAGATTGCATTTACATTTGGTAGATTTAATCCACCGACAGTAGGACACGAAAAACTTATTAAAAAAGTTGCTTCTGCTTCAAGTGCATTTAAAATATTTTTAAGTAGAAGTGAAGACAAGAAAAAGAATCCACTATCTCCTAGAACTAAATTAACTCATATGAAATTTATGTTTCCTAAGTATAGTAGAAACATTGAAATCAGCAACACAAATATGATTTTAGATATTGCAAGTAAATTGCACAAACAAGGATATACTGCTATTAAGATGGTAGTAGGTAGTGATAGAGTAAGAGAATTTGAAACTATACTTAAAAAATATAATGGAGAAAGAAATAGACACGGTTTCTATGACTTTGAAACAATCAAAGTTATATCAGCAGGAGAAAGAGATCCAGACGCAGAAGGTGTATCAGGAATGTCGGCAAGTAAGATGAGGGATGCCGCTAGTAAAGATGATTACAATACATTTAAAAAAGGTGTACCTACAGGATACAGAAACGCAGATGATTTATTTAAAGATGTAAGAAAAGGAATGCGATTAGCAGATAACTATTCTTACGAAACAAATTACAGACCAATAAAATCTCTACAAGAATTTGAACAAAATCAAATTAGAGATTTATACATTAGAGAAATGATCTTCAATATAGGAGATCAAATTAAATATATCAAAGAAGATATTGATGGTAAAGTGATTAGAAAAGGTACAAATTATATTGTACTAGAAGATAACAAAAATAATTTACACAAAGCTTGGATATGGGATTGTTTACCTGATCCAGCAGATAGAGAGGCACAAGTGCGAGAACACAATTTAGATGTAGATTACGGCTTTACAGCTGTTTCTACCAAAGAAGATATGGATAGGTTGCCACAAGACAAAGATGTTAAGAAAAAAGATGGTACACAACCTAAAAAGTATTACAAAGATATGTCAAAAGACACAAAAGATAAAAGAGCAGATCATTTTAAGAAGACAGATACTACTAAAAATGATAATGATTCAGCGCCAGGAGATAAGGACGCAAAGACAAAACCTAGTACACATACTCAAAAGTACAAGAAAATGTATGGTGAATTTAAGAAAGAGTCATACGATATAGGACACGACTATGCTAAACACGCTGTATCAGTTACACCAGGACAAGACGGATACGACCCTAATTATCAAGGTGGTGCATATAAACCTGCCGTTGACGGTACTTCAGGTGAAAAAGTAGTAGAAAGACCAATTAGTGATGATATTTCTGTAAAAGATATCAACGATTGGGCAACTACAAGTGAAACAATAGATAAATATAAGGAAAGATACAAAGAAGAATGGCAAAGAAAATTGTCTGAGGTTGTATCTAAAATGATAAGGAATATATAATGTTAAGTTTTGCAGATTACAAAGATAGAATATCAAAGTCGGTACACTATCATATTGAAAACAATATACCTTTTGCTGAGAACATTTATCGTGTTCATAGTGAAGAATTTTATAAGTTGTTTAGTGAGGCAAGATCATTGTATAGTGAAGGACTATTAACTGAATTGAACGATTGGGATAAACAGTTATTAGAAACAGACATTGGTGAGTTTGGTTTATACGAAAATCAAAAAGTACCTTTAGACTGCCCTATACAAGAAGAAGACGAAAAAGATCCGCCTTTAAACAAACCTAAAAAAGGTGGACCTAAAAAGTTTTATGTCTTTGTAAAAGACGGTGATAAGATTAAGAAAGTTAGTTGGGGTGATACAACAGGATTAAAAGTCAAGTTGAATGATCCTGAGGCAAGAAAAAACTTTGCTGCTCGGCACAATTGTGCTAGTAAAAAAGATAAAACAACACCTGGATATTGGGCGTGTAATTTGCCTAGATATGCAAAGAGTTTAGGACTACAAGGTGGTGGAAATTTTTATTGGTAATGAACTCGCTTGATAATTATTATAAACCTTTTGAAGATTTTGATAATAGTATTTACAAAAAAGTATTTACTAGAGTTATTAAAGAAGATGTGAAACAAGATCAACTTATATGGCACATAGATAAAAAAGACCGTGATATAAAAGTTGTTTGGGGTACAGGATGGAAATTACAAAATGATAATGAGTTGCCTTTTGAAATTAAAATAGGGCAAACATATCATATTAACAAAGAATCGTTTCATAGATTACTTAAAGGTGATTCGGAACTAAAACTAGAGATAAAAGAATATGAGTAGAACACTAAAAGAAGTAAGAGAAAATTTATTAGAGGCTGCTGAAGCTACTAAAACTAATTTACAGTACATTAGAGCGAAGACAGCTAAGAACGATCACTTTGAAACTAGAAGATATATCGCTGCCGAAATTTTAAGAGATACAAAATTAGCAGACGCATACAAAGGTTTAGAAATGGTACACGATAACTATGCTAGAGTTATTGGTAATGACGCTATTACAATCAGACAAAGATTAGAAAAAATGATGATGGCAGATTTAAAAAGAAAAATTAAAAATTGGGACGAAGTTTATTCGGCACTATAAGGGAGAACAATGACACATATTAGAACATTAATGGATCAAATGATACAGATAGACGAAGGCAGAATGAAAGATATATTTACTGCTGACCAAGAAGGTCAATCTGCTAAAGAAATTGCTAAGGCATTAAACTTACCACTAGGTACAGTTAAGAAAATCTTAGGTGAAGAAGAAGAATTAAAAGAATTTACGGCAAGTCAATTAGATATACTATCAAAACAATATGCTGGTATGTCTGGTAAAACAATTTCAATAGATCAGGCAAACAAGTTAAGAAAGATATTTAAACAAATACCTGATAGTGCTATGAGTGCTTTAAGAAAGAAAAAGATACCTTTCTTATCAGGTCTTGCATTATCTCGTATGGTACAAAAAGGTATACCTGTAAAAGAAGATAAAGAAGAACCTAAATTAGAACCTGGAAAAGATGGCAAGGTTGGTCCTGCAGGTAAGATTGCTCTTGCAAAAGAAAAAGATACAGACGCTTTAGAAGCACAATTAGTTACTGCTAAAGGTCAGATAGAACTTCTTAAAACTAAATTAGAAAACGAAAAGAACAAGGCAGTTAAACCAGAACCTAATAAAGAAACAGGTGAAGTACCTTTAACTGTTGGTATTGCACACAAATATTTAAAAGCAAAAGCAGAAAAAGAAAAAGAAGAAGTTAAAAAAGAAGAAACAATAATAGAGTTTAAAAAGATGACAGTATCTTTTAAAACACACGATATGATGTCTAAGGCTTCAACAGATTTAGCAAAACAAGGTTTCACTATCTCTGGTAATCAAAAGGCATTAAAAGTAGATGGCAAAGGTGCAGACCTTAACAAGTATGCCACAGATTTGAAAAACAATTATGGTGCAACAATTGTAGCAGAAGCAAGGTGGGAAATAGAAGGTACTATGGGATACAAAGGTATTAGTGGTACTGATGGTTTTCATATGGTCATTGACGCACCATCTGAAAGTGCTGCCGAGGATAAAGCATATGATGAATTAGACAAGGCAAGAGCAAAAAGAAAAATAGGTCCAGGTGGCGGTGGAAGAATAGAAGACGCTGAAGTAATGAGTATTGAAAGAACTTCAAGTAGATTACAGGCACCATCACAAACTCATATGGCACATACTCAAATAGAAGGTGAACCTCTTAAAGAAGCAGACCCTATTACATATGGTCCTGATAAAGTTGCAAAGGCAATGGCAATCGCTGTAAAAAGTGATGGACAATATAGTAAGGCAGTAAGAGAAATAGAAAAGATAGGTAAAGATTTATCTAAAGTATCTACTATTGCTAGAGCATTAAAAACTGCTAATGAAGACAGACACGCAGGTGCTAAAGCAGTTTACGAACAAATTACAGGTCTTAAAAACAAAGCAGAAAAAACAGGTATGCCATATGGTGTACTTAAAAAAGTTTACGATAGAGGTATGGCAGCGTGGAGAGGTGGTCACAGACCAGGAACAACTCAACAACAATGGGCATTTGCTAGAGTAAACTCTTTTGTAACCAAATCATCTGGTACCTGGGGTGGTGCAGATAAAGATTTAGCAAAACAAGTAACGGGAAAAAACTAAAATGAATGAAAAATATTTAAAAACTAAAGAAGGTAGTATTGAAGATACTGTAAAACTTATGCAAAATAAAGTTTTAGAATCTGACTACCAAGATAAATTTAAAAAGGCATTAGACAAAGAGGGTAAACCTTTAGGTCATATGACAGGTGCTGAAAAGAAAGCATTTTTTGGCAAAGTAGATAAAATGCACACAGCTAAAAATGAAGAAAAAGAAG